TATCGATCCCCCCAAGGGCTTCCACTGGATGGAGGAGGGAGGCAGGTACTACCTGATGGAGGGCGACTATGCCCCGCACCCAGGTGCTGTAGCTAAGGCCAAGTTCAAGATGGCCGACCACCCTAAGAAAAAATAATCTCCTCTTCGCCCTCCAGCTTGCGGTAGAAGCGTTGTACCATGAGTCTGGCTTTCTGCGAAAGGGCATAGCGGTTTTTGTATGTGGTCCTCTCGTGCATCTGCGCTTCGTGGAAGTGCATCTCTGAGACTTTGCTTTTGTCGAACACCTTGGTGATCCACCCTTTCTTTTGCAAGGGGTACAGCACTGAGTTGGCGAACTTGGCCTTGTGATGGTACAGGGCTTCGGCGATGTGATCTATGGTGAAGAACTCGTAGTCGTACATGAACAGCAAGACATTGATCTGATTCATGGTGAGCCCTGACCTCTCGTTGACGTCTCGCACAGCGTGCTTGTAATACTTGAGGTAGTTCTTGTTGACGTACCTGTCGTTGAGGTAAGAAAACTCTCTGTTTTTTCTGCCCTTATGGTGTCTGGCCATTATATTATATTTGTGATGTAAAATTAGGGATATGGGAACACTCTCAGGAAATACAATCAAGACAACGTATCAGGGCCTTTTGAAGACTTCCGACTCCGCCGCTTTGACCTCCAGTTTGAAGGTCATTGAAGACGGAGAGGGCAACGATTCAGCTTTGTCACTGTCCACCGCAGCCGTCAAGGTCGAGAGCCTTCAGATCAACAGCCCTGTATTTTCTGGTTCCAGTGATGTCCTTGTGTGGGATAGCTCAGCTAAGAGCGTAGGCTTCAGAACCCTCCCTGCCTTTGATGCTGTCACCGCTACTGTGTCAGGCGCCAGCAATCCCATCCTCACCATCGCTGATACTGCTGGGTCGAGCTCCACTGTGACTTTCAACAGCGGAACCAACATCCAGGTCAGCAACAGCAGCGGAACGATCACTTTTGACAACAGCACGCAGACCGTCAACAACATCACTACTGGCGTGACGCTTACGGCTGCTGACTCTGGCAAGACACACTTCATCGACGCCAACACCCTTTCTGGTGGCACGATCGTTCTGCCTACAGCGGCAGCGGGCTTGTACTTCAAGTTTGTGATTGTCGATGCCAGCTCTACAGCTTTCAAGATCGCCACAAACAATGCTGCTGCCAGTGGCACAGTACAGAGATTCATCGGTAAGGTGGTGGTCAACTCCACCACCGACGACCAGGTGGCTGTGCAGAAGGTCACCAACACTGGCAATACGTTTGACAACGACACCTTGAGCATCGACGGTGATGCCGCCACCTCCGGTGGCAATGAGGGCGATGTCATCCATTTGCACTGCGCCACCATTTCATCCGTCGCCACATGGGTGGTTGACGCAAGACTTACAACTACAAACGCAAACCCATCAAGCATTGCTGTGATTGGGGCCTCCTAATGGATCCGAATGACGAAAGACTAAGGTATGTACACCACTTGATAAGCGAGTTGCATGGTGCTATCAAGGACGAGTTCCTACCTAATGATTTCGCTTTCATCTTTTGTTTTGTGATTGAACGTGAGGACCACATCATTGATGAGGAGGTCACGGCAGGGTACTCATGGTCGGTCAAAGACGATGAGGCATTTCAGGAATTAGTTAGTATACTTGACAGCGCATATCAAGCCAGCCGCAAAAACAGAGGCGACTGGTTAGATGACATCTGCCTAAATTAAATCAAGTGGCCAACATCATTAGAAAGATCGTCGTGGGGCCCAACCCCAAAGACGCTATGGCATACTTCATTGGTATGCGTGCGGGTGATTCACGGATCAGCATGATCGTAGAAGACGAGAGGTCTATGTACAAATACAACGTGCGTAGATACGAGGTGTATGTAGAGGATGAGGATTCAACCATGCTTTGGAAGACGATCGAGAATCAGCCCGTCCTGATAGAATACGATTGCAAATTTTAATTTTATGAAAGCCCTACATCACTTCATTGTAAGAGTCCCCAAACGATTTGAAGACACCATCGAGGTCGGTGGTCAGGAGTTGTATCTAGACACCAAGTGGAACGAGTTTGAAAACAGGATTGCTTACGGAGAAATCGTCTCTGTGCCTTTGAGGTACCACGGCGACGCCAAGAAGGGAGACACTTTGATCTTCCACCATCATGTCACAACAAACAGTGCTCTGAAAATCTCAGACGATCTAGGTGACGATTTGTACATGTGCATGTACAACGAGGAACATGGTCAGCTCAGCCAAGCCATTGCATACCGAAGCAAGGATACAGAGGATCTTCACATGCTTGCTGACTGGCTTTTTGTCTTGCCTGTAGACCAGACTAAAGAAGAAGAAAAAACTGAGGGAGGGGTCATTATCCCCGACCTCAATCCTGAGGTCAGAGATATCGCTGAGGTGTATACGCCACACCCAGAGCTGGAGGAGCAAGATGTAAATCCTGGTGACATTGTAGGATTTGAAAAGAGTGCTGACTACAAGATTAAGTTAGACAATGACGACATTGTCTATCGCATGCGTGTACAAGACATCAGCTATGTCGAAGTTCACGACGATTGAGGCTGCCAAGCGATTGATGAAGTCTATGGAAACGGCAATCAACAATATGATTGATGAAATCAAAAAGCCCGTGGACCCAGACATCAATGGTAGCGCAAGGAAGGCTGAGCTGCAAGCGATCAAGCAGACAGCCACGGACTGCAAAGAGCTTCTGGTAGAGCGCCAGCGGCTTGAACAAATGATCAAAGACCTTACGAACAATGGAGCGATCGCAGAAGACAAAGACTACTCAGGAGGTTTCGCTGAGAGATACTCAAAGTGATTGGAAAGAGATTGTCTGGGAAAGAAACAAAGTAGAGCACAAGTTTTGGGAGGAGTCTTGGAATAAGAAGTCAGGGGACTGATGCCTTTCAAGGATCCCGAAAAAAGAAAACAATATCAAAGAGAATATCATAGAAGGTACTATCAAGACCATAGTACCAAGTACAAGGAGAAGGCTAAGAAGTGGAACAAGTCGCAAAGGAGATGGGCAAGAGATTACGTGCAGAGGGTCAAGAGGCTGAACAAGTGCATCGATTGTGGTGAATCCAATCCACTGGTACTGGAGTTTGATCATGTAAAAGAGAAGTCATACAACATCTCCGATATGGTGAATGGCTCGTACTCCATCGCTTCGATCAAAGAAGAGATAAGAAAATGTGAGATACGGTGTGCTAACTGCCACAGGATCAAGACAATAGAAAGAAGAAACAATTCAATAAAATGAAAAAGCTGCCTGTCAAAGTAGAAAAGAAACGCATCCGTAGAAAGGGCGTGCATTCTAAGAACAACCACTCTAAGAACAAGAAGTCCAAAAACTACGTGAAGGCTTATGCTGGTCAAGGTAGATAAGTATGATGAGCAGGCTGTCAGCATTTGTCCCAACGGCACGCAGGGTGAGGTTGTTGAACTCGGTGGGTTGGTCATTGTACTTCCCGCTGTCCCGCCCCCAGAGGAAGTTGAAGGACATGACCGTCCAAACGACATGCAGTTGTGGGAGAGGCGGGCTATGCCAGAGGAGCTGTCTAGGATTCGTTCTATGGATGAGTGGGGGGAGATGCCAAGGGAGTTCAGAGAAAAGTTTCGTCCGTATATCGAAGAGGAGTTTCGCCGTAGGCGTGAGGGCTTTTGGTTTTTCAACGATGGCGTCCCTACATATATTACGGGTCGGCACTACATGATGCTGCAATGGACGAAGATGGACATAGGCTATCCTTCGTACCTTTCTTTCCAACGTGAAATCTTTCTCCACATGGCTGCGTGCGAAGCGGACCCACGCTGCATGGGTCAGCTCTACACTAAGTGTCGCCGTTCTGGATACACTAATATCTGCTCTTCAGTCCTGGTCGATGAGGCTACGCAGATTAAGGATAAGCTTCTCGGCATCCAGTCGAAAACAGGTAAAGACGCCCAAGAAAACATCTTCATGAAAAAGGTGGTGCAGATGTTCCGGCACTACCCTTTCTTTTTCAAGCCCATCCAAGACGGAACGACCAACCCTCGTGTAGAGCTGGCCTTCCGTGAGCCATCGAAGAGGATCACCAAAAACAACAAGACGGCGTTCAAGGGTGATGCGTTGAACACGGTCATCAACTGGAAGAACACCACAAACAACGCTTACGATGGTGAGAAGCTGCACATCTTGTATCTGGACGAGGCAGGCAAGTGGGAGAAGCCCACAGACATCAGGGAGGCGTGGCGTATCCAGAGGACGTGTTTGATTGTAGGTAGAAAAATCATTGGGACCGCCCTGGTCGGCTCGACCGTCAACCCCTTGGACAAGGGCGGCAAGCAATACAAAAAGCTGTGGGAAGACAGTGACCCTCAAGCCCGCAACGCCAACGGAAGGACGGTGAGTGGACTGTACCGCATCTTCGTACCTGCCGACGAAGCTCTAGAAGGTTTTTTTGACAAGCACGGCAACGCTGTCAAAGACGATCCAGCCACAGCAGTTGACGGACTGGATGGTGAGCCCATTGCTTTTGGTTCCAGGACGTTTTTGAAAAACGAAAGGTCGGCTATGAAGTCTGATACGAGAGAGCTCAATGAGTTCATCAGGCAGTTCCCATTTTCTCCTGAGGAGGCTTTCCGTGACTCCATCGAAGGCAGCCTCTTCGACATCTCAAAGATCTACGACCAGATAGAGCACAATGACATGCTATATCCCAACCCTATCGTGGAGGGCAACTTTGTCTGGAAAGACGGTAGGCGTGATACAGAGGTTGTGTTTCGCCCGACTAAAAATGGAAGATGGAGGGTGGCGTGGATGCCTCCTTCGGGCATGAGAAACAAGAGGGAGGAGTACCGGGGTAAGATGATAGCCCCACACAGCTCTCTAGGCTGTGGGGGCGTAGACAGCTACGACCTGGATGCCACTGTCGATGGTAGGGGGTCTAAGGGTGCCTGCCACCTGTACAATAAGTTCAGCATGCAGCACCCTTCTAACATCTTTGTTGCTGAGTATATCAGCAGGCCACCAATGGCCAAGATCTTCTACGAGGATATTTTGATGGCTTCGTTTTTCTATGGCTACCCGCTGTTGATTGAGAACAACAAGTATGGGATCGTGAGGTATTTTGAGGAACGTGGGTACGACGGCTATGTCCTGGATAGGCCCGATCACCTGAAGTCTACGTCGAGCTCGGTGAACGTCAAGACAAAGGGGATTCCGTCTAACTCTCAAGACGTGTTGCAGGCGCACGCCCAAGCCATCGAAGATTACATCCATCAGCATGTGGGATATAATGAGGAGGGCGATATGGGGAAGATGTACTTCAATAGGACGCTTGAAGATTGGATACAGTTTAAAATCACCAATCGAACTAAGTACGACTTGTCAATCAGTTCAGGTCTTGCTTTGCTTGCAGCTCAAAAAGAAAAGCCCAAAGCAAAGAGGGCAGACTTTAGTGAAAAAAAATTCTTCCGTAGATACAAGTACAACGCTGGCGGACCCTCTACCCTTCGCAAGTGAAAATTGTTATATTTGCAAATAGCACAATAATGTTGTAATGAACTATAGCGACAACAAAGGCGTATACGGCAACTTCCCCGATCCATTTGCGGAGCCAAAAGTCAAGGAAAGTAAGTCGTATGGGCAAGCCTTTGCAAACGCTATCATGGGGCAGTGGGGTACCTACCAGGATTCGTCATCGCTTTTGAACAGACGTTTCTACGAGTTTGAAAAGAATCGGGACTACGCCAACGGCACACAGGACACCTCTATCTACAAGCAGATCCTCAACAGCCTCGACCCCAACAACGGCGATGGCACACTGTTGAATATCGATTGGTCACCCGTCCCTATCATCCCCAAGTTCGTCAAGGTCGTCGTCAACAGGATTCTTTCTCGCAAGCCGTATCCCTCTGTAGAGGCCATCGACCCTGTTTCTCGTCAGGAAAAGGAAACCAAGAGGCAGGAGATCGAAATCACGATTGAAAACAAGCAAGCGTTTCAAGAGGCGAGGGCTTTGGGTCTAAACACCAAGATCGATCCAGACACAGTCCCCGATACGACTGAGGAGGCTGAAATCTTTTTGGATCAGAACATCAAGACCAACGCCGAGATCGCTGCGCAGATGGCCACGTCATTGACGCTGGACTGGAACAGCTTCGACCAAAACACATATCGCCGCTGTGTGCAGGATCTGGTAGAGGTGGGTATGGGTGTTACCAAAAGAAAGA